ATGGATACATATTCTAGAATGGACTCATATCTTAGCAAAAATAGTGAGTTATATAAAAACATTAAAAGGAACATGTCGGATTATTTTGATTCAATTAAAGATTTGAACAAAAATTTAAACAAAAAAGTTCACAAGCAAAGTTTTATAAACCTATATACTAATAGGTCTCACCCTTTACATGGTAGAAAGTATAATTTGAATGAAGAACTCAGCTTTTTTGAAAGTTCTGTGAAAAAAATAATAGGTGCGGTCGTAGTTTTTAGACTTTTGATTGATCCAATGCCAATTTTGCTTATGGATGAGGAAATCTACCTGAGAGTTAGAGACACATGGTCTGGACCTCTGTCAAACCATTTTATCGCAGATTACATTGGATATGACCATATAGAATCATATAAAAATACTGACATATATAAGGCGCATTATAATGAAATAATAAATGAAGTAAAATTATATGAATCAGTAGCATTTTTGGTTAAGTATAATACTATCGATTTAAGTAAAAAAGAAGAAATAGAAGAACAGTTTGAGCATTTATATGATATCTCTAAACTTGCTTATTTAATTGCAAAGATATCAGATAAAATCTATGCAATTGATATACATAACGGAATGTACAAGTTTATGACTAGCAATATACCAAAAGAGAAGCAACCATATATTAAAAATATGGAGTATCTTAGATATTTGGACTTGCAAGAAATAGTTTTAAATAGTGTTTTTCAGGATATCATTGTTTCTATTTTTCCTATCCAGCATGGCAACATTTTTATAGAACAATCGGAGGAACTTTCCCAGGACCAGCTACTTAGAATTAAAGATTTAATTGAGAAGTATAAAAATTTGATTTAGGAGTAAATCATGCCAATATTCAAACGAAAAAGAAAAACTGGATCCACAGAATTATTCACCCTATCCAGCAGCTCAAATAGTATGTTTATACCATTTGGCTCAAATATATCAAAAAGCGATGTGGTAAAAATCTGCATCGATAGGGTTGCTAGTCAGTGTGCCAAGCTAAAACCAAGATACATTAAAAACGCTGCTGATAACACGATTACAGAGAAGAAAGGCACGATCGCCTTTCTCTTGAAACACAAACCGAATCCACTCATGACACCGTACCAATTTATCTACAAGACTGTGACATTGTTGTTGAAAAACGACAATGTTTTTATTTACCCGATGTTTGATAAACGGACCCATGAACTTAAAGCGCTATATCCACTGCGTCCAATCACTGTTGAACCTATTCTTGACAACTTAAATAGCACTTACTTAAAATTTACATTTGAAGATGGCCGCGACTTCACGTTGCCTTATGAGAACGTCATTCATTTAAAACGCTTTTATGGTTCAAATGATATCTTTGGTGGTAGTGGATCTAGCGGTGATCATGAGGCGTTGCTCAAAACTATCAAGATAAATGATAATGTCCTTCAGGGTATCGATAATGCTATCAAAAGTTCACTTCAGATTAAAGGATTACTTAAGATGAACGGCATGCTATCAGATAAAGATAAGTCAAGACAAAAAGATGCCTTTGATGAAGCCTTAAACGATGCGATAAATCAAAAAGGTAGTTCCATCGTTCCTGTAGATTTAAAGGCAGATTATATCCCGATCCAAGTTGATCCTAAACTTATCGATAAAAACACCTTAGAGTTCTTACAGTCTAAGATACTTGATTACTTTGGCGTGTCAGTACCTATTTTCACAAACAAATACACTGAAGATGAGTTCAACTCATTTTATGAGTCCACTATTGAGCCTTTAGCTATTCAACTTAGCGAGGCTTTTTCTTTGGGCTTACTTACTGATAATGAGTTATCAAGAGGTGAAGAAATCATCTTTTATAGTGAACGTCTTCAATATGCATCATGGAACACAAAAGTAACTGCCATTGAAAAACTCATGGGACTAGGCATTATGTCCCTAAATGAGTCGCGAGCATTACTAGGGCTAGAGCCCGTTGAGAATGGTCATAAACGCTTGCAGTCATTAAATTACGTTGACGCTGATAAAGCGAATATTTATCAAATAGGAGAGGAGCCAAAGAAAGATGAAAGTAACGATTAACGGGAAAGTAAATCCTGAAGCTCTAAAAGTTAGTTTAAATGAGCAAAAGCAAAAGTGTAAAGCAATAGATGAGTTCTGCAAAGAAAACAAAGTGTCACAGCTTTTTTATAAAGATAGTGAACTTGAGTATGAATATGAAAAATCCAATGCCAAACTAAAGGTGGAAACAAGAAATGGCTAAACTAAAAGAAACAAGACTAGCAGAAGTTAATTTTCAAGAAGCAGAAGATGGTGTCATGACCTTAGAAGGTTATGCCATCGTCTTTAATCAAGAAACGCTAATCGGTGATGAAGACTATGGTTTCATTGAAGAAGTTGACGCATGTGCATTAGCTGAATCGGTTATCAAAGACGTACCCATGAAGTATAACCACATGGATAATTTTTTAATTATCGCAAGAACTAAAAACAACTCATTTCAACTGTCGATTGACGAAATTGGTCTTAAAGTAAGAGCAGAACTCTTAGACACCAATACCAATCAAGACATCTATAAAATGGTTAGAAGTGGATTGCTTGATAAGATGAGCTTTGCATTTACGGTTGATGAGCAAGAGTGGAACTATGAAGGTAAAATCCCCAAAAGAAAAATCACAAAAATTAATCGTTTGTACGATGTGTCGGTCGTGGATACACCGGCTTATGATCAAACGAGTATCTATGCACGATCTTTAGAGTCTATGGAGTTAGAACTAAAGGCCATGGAGTTGGTTAAAACGCAAGAGCAAATCGATGTGATTAAACGAAAAATCAAAATAAAAACACACTATTAAAGGAGCTAAATCAGATGAATTTAGAGAAAAGAAAAAAAGAGATTGAACTACGTCTTAAAGAAATCAGAAATCTTGTAGAAAAAGAAACAAGTCTAGAAACCCTAGACGCGTTTGAAAAAGAAAGTGATACCCTCCAAGAAGAACGCATGGTCATCGAAAGAAAAATGAGTCTTGCGTCTAAAGTCGAGTTTAACCCAGTCATCATTGAAACAAAATCAACTGAAGCAAAAGAAGTGTTAGAGCTTCGTGGTAAAAGCCTTAAAGAAAGTCGCGTTATTCAAGTATCGAGTGATGAAGTATTGCTTCCAGAGCATACGGACAAAGCAATTGCACCGTATCCTTATGCACAAGTTTCAAGCCTTGTTGACAAAGTTAAAGTGGTTAATCTTACAGGTGGTGAAACATACAAGAAATCGTTTGTTAAGTCTAATGGTGTTGCAGGCCTTACAGAAGAAGGTAAACCTTACAGTGAAACAGAGCCTGAGTTTGGTTATGTGACAGTCACCAAAACTAAAATCACTGCCTATACTGAAATCACAGAGGAACTTGAGAAACTTCCTGATTTACCGTATCAAGCAGAAGTCCTAAGAAACATTAACATTTCGCTTAAAAAGAAAATCTCACAGCAAATCCTTCATGGTCAAGGTTCATCTAACACGTTCACCGGTATCTTTAGTGAAAACGCACTTGCCTTAGCCGATGCCACGCCACTTGAAGTTACCACGATTACTGACAGCACTCTCGATGATATCATCTTCGCTTATGGTGGGGACGAGGAGATTGAAGGCGGCGCAGTATTGATCCTAAACAAAAATGATCTCCGCGCATTTGCTGGTCTTAAAACGAATGAAGGTCGCAAAGTGCATTCCATCGATTATATTAATCAAACGATTGACGGTATTCCTTATATTATCAACTCAAACTGTAAAGCTTTAGCGGATACTAATACAGCAGATGGTGATTACTGTATGGCTTATGGTGCACTTCAAAATTATGAAGTCCCAGTGTTCTCGCCAGTTGAGATTGGTAAATCAACGGATTACAAATTTAAAGACGGCATTATCTGTTATAAAGCTTCAGTGTTTACAGGTGGAAATGTTGTCGGGTACAACGGCTTCCTAAGAATTAAGAAAAAAGCCGCGTAGATAAGGAGTGATTTTGGTGTTGTTAGAAACAGTCAAAAAGGCATTGCTGATTCCTGTTACTGAACAGTATGCCGATAGTGAGTTAAATGCATACATTGAAGCATGCAAAGAACTAATCATTAGCACCGGATTAGATCCATCGTTAGTCAATGAAAGTAATAAAACTGTCGAAACTCTGGTTGTCATTTATTGCAAAACGTTTTATGGCTTCAAGAACGATGGAAGTGTCAAAGAGCTACCTAAGGCTTTTGAGATGTTGCTAAGACAACTGATATTATCGAAAGGTGGTATTGTCAGTGTTTCCTAACTCACCAAACACACGATTGCGATTACTCCAAACAAACTATGTGAGTGATGGTATCGGGCAGAAACAGCTTGTAATAACTAACTCTAAAGAGGTCATTGGGATTAATTTCTCAGTGACCTCAAAAGAGTTTTATGAAAGTAAGAGTTTAAATACGAAAGTCGATCTGGCACTTAAAGTTCAAAGCATTTTATATGATGGTAGCAAGCATGCAATGATAGGCGATGTTGTCTATAAAATCGAAAGAAAATACCTTAAAGGTCAGTTCATCGAACTATACCTTGTAGAGACAAAGATTAAAGAAGGCGATCTCATTGGCCACACTAGATAAGCTATCAAATGAAATTATGGATATCATTAATGAATACTCAAATGAGGTAAAAAAAGAACTTGAGTCATTACTTGATAAAACAGCAGCAAAAGTCCTTGATTATGTGATTAAAAATGCACCTCGAAGTGGTAGAAGAAATGCCATGGCTGATACGTTCACAACAGCAACCTTAGGTGAAGGTATTGATAAAACGGTTGTTATTTACTCGAAAACAAAAGGACGCATGATTCATTTTATCGAGTTTGGGTTTAAGCATAGAAACGGCAAGTTTATCCCTGCACGCGCGTTTATGAGACCTGCATTTGATAGATTCACACCAGAAATGCTAGATGAAATAAAAAAGATTATTGAGCGAGGCACATCATGAAAAAAGTCATAAAAAAACTTTATAACTCACTAAAGGAAATCACTGAGTGTGATGTGTTCTATGGAACAAACAACTCAGTGAAAAATCCTAGTGATAAAGTCCCTTTTATTGTTTATCAAGAGCTATATAGAAACACTATTTTTTATGGAGACAACCAATCATTATTAAAAAGCATAACCTTTCAAGTGACGCTTGTTACTGAGCACAAAGATTTAGATATTGAAGAGAAACTCGAAAAAAAGCTGACGGATAATGATTATCGATATACACTGCTTTCTGAGTTTGTAAGTCCTGAAGGCAGCATTACAAGAATATATGAAATCAAACAGGAGGTAAACGTATGAGCAATAAAGTAACATTTGGTTTAACGAATGTCCATTATAGTATGGCAACAGTCGGTGAAGGCAATGCGTGGACATTTTCACAACCGAAAAGACTGATCGGTGCACAAGAAATAACAACCGAAGCAATCGGCGGATCCACACAAGTGTATGCCGATGATAAGGTTATCGCAACACTCGTTGGTAATGCAGGTACCACTGTGACACTTAAGTTCTCAGAAATTGATGATGAATTCAAAAAGGATGTCTTTGGTTTTAAAACTGATGCTCATGGTAATTTAGTAGAAGTCATCAATAATGAGACAAAAACTTTTGCATTAGGTTATGAAATCCAAGGCGATATCCATGCACGACGTATATGGTATTTCTTGTGTACAGCAACACCAATTGCAGATGGAAGTAAAACGAAAGCTGACTCGATTGAAGCAAACGCAATTACTCTCAATATTACTGCACGTCCAATCGAAAGCGGGAATGACCTAATCATGAGAACGATTAGTTATCCGGTAAATGATAACTATCAAAGTTTCTTAACTAGCACACCGGTTATCCCAAGTTTAACGGTAGGCTCGTAATATGGAGAAGACCATAAAATTAGGAGGCAATGAAGTTAAACTTCATTCCTCCTTATTTACCATTATTGAATATAAAAATGTGTTTGGCAGTGAACTGTTTTCAGATATTAAAAAACTAGAAACAGTTAAGAGTGGCCAAGAAGAAGACTTCTCATTGATCATTGGAACGATCTTCAAAATTATTTACATTCTACATCGACCATTTAGTAAAAAAACGTACGACGAATTTTTAATGGCACTCGATTTTAGTGTCTTAACTAATCAAGATGAGTTAGAAGCACTTACTTCAACAATCACCTTAATGCTTGGAACATTAGGAGACAGTACAACTTCCCCACAGTTCAAATAGAGCCAGTTCAAAAGTAAGTGTAACATCATCTGTTATCTTTAATCTGGCTCACCTTAATCTATCGATTGAGGATTCCAAGTACATTGATTTAGAGACCTACTTTGA